CCTTAGCGCCCCGGGCGCCGATGGGTGCGTGATCGTGATGAGGATGGGGTAGGCTCGGATGACGCTCTGCTGCGAGTTGCGGGCGAAGTCGGGGTAGAGGCGGAAGGCATCCCACACGAGCCGTACCTGGGCATCAAGCGGGGCCTCAATCTCGATGGCTGGCGGCGGCGGCGGGAGCGTCGTGATGAACCGGACGGCTGGAGGCAGCGCCGCCTCAATCTCGATGGCGGGCGGGACGTGCAGCGCCGTGACGGACGAGAACCAGATGTCCCCGGCCACGCTTGCCGCTTCGGCTTCGACGGCGGGAGGAACGCCCGTGATCGTGACGCTGCTCTTGATGGGGGTCGCGTCCAGCGCCGCTTCGATCTCGACGGCGGGTGGCGCCGGGTAGCTGAAGTAAGTGCTGAGCCTGACCCCAACAGGATCAAGGGCGGCCTCGATCTCAATGGCGGGCGGTGGCGTTGCCGTGACATCGCCAAGGATCGCCATGGCATCAAGGGCGGCCTCGACCTCAACAGCGGCCGGCGGCGCCGCATCCACGCTGAGGTAGATTGCCGGCGCGTCCAGCGCCCTCTCCACTTCGATGGCCGGCGGTGGCTGGATGCTGAGCGACGTGTTGTAATGGATTTTGACCCGAACGTAGTCGATCTCGACGTTCGAGTTGCTCGCCGCGGAGCGGCACTGCAGCGCAAAGCCGAAGCGGGACTCGCCGCAGATCGCCCGGGTGAGGCCGTAGCCCCACATGTCGGTGCGCCCGCCGAACCTCAGCGTCTGGAACGTGCCAGCGAGCCGGGTGGTCGGGTTCTTCCGGGTCTCCGCGAGGTACTCGCCGGCCCGGATCAGGCTGATGGAGACGAAGTCGACGACGCCGGCCGTGCGGCGCAGGTAAACCTCGATCTCGAGGCCGGTGATTTGCGCGCCGGTGGGGATGGACGGACGCAGATCCTCGCCGCGGAGCCAGTTCGTCCAGACCCCGTTCGCCATCTTCTCGCCGGCCAAGCCGGACGTGATGGTGCACTGGCCGTCGATGGCTCGGATGCGCTCGAAGGCAAACCAGGGCGCGGTCCCGTACTGCGCATTCCACGCGCCGCTATGCGTCCCGGTGACAACCGGGAAGAGCCACCCCGTGTCAGGCATGAGCGCGCGCCGCCGTCATCGCTATGCCGTGCGGCCTTCGGTGGTGATGGCGGGGATCCTGATTGATTGCCCGGCAGACACCTCGCGAGGGCCGCCCAGGTCGAACCACCGCAGGACGTTTCGCGTCGAGACGGTGGCGCCGGGCATCGTGAGGACCGCGTAGGCGGCACCAGCGCCCGTCAGCGGGATCTTGTCGCCGACGCCGGCGGTGGCGGTGAACTCCTGATCCTTCATGACCAGCACGGCCTTGTCCGTCGCCTCGTCGACGGCGTTCGTCGGGAACTCGATCTCGTTTGGCGCGATCGCGATGCCGCCGGACGTGTAGCCGGCGCCCGCGGCGATCTCGACCATTTCGCCCAACGTCTCCATGTCGGCATTCGGGACGTTGGCTGCGGTGACCAAAGCCAGAAAGAAGTTGGCCGGCAGCGGGACAGTGCGGCGGTAGATCATGTCGTAGTGGAGCTTGCGGCCGATATTGAAGCTGCCGGACGCCATTACGGGTATCTCCTCATCTCAAGTGGGACTTCGACCAGGCGGCCCTTCGCGGACCACGCCGGCTCGTTCTCGATGGAATAGGTTGCGGACTGAGTGTCGCCGTTGAGCTTGGCGACGAACCGGTACGTCCCGCCCTTCAGCGTCTGCTTCCAGAACACGAGGAGGCGGTCGTACTGGTCGCGTGTCATGAGCATGCTGCCCTTGAGCGTGTCGGCGGCGCCCAAGCGGATCTGCCGCGCGATGGGCGGCTCGACGCCAGCCGGCGAGCGGTCGGCGAGCTTGCCTGGCGTGTAGGAGAAGCCGTCCTCCATGAACGCCTGCGGCAGCGTCTCCGGCCACTGCGGCCACTCGCCAGCCATCAGCGGGTCCTCCGCACGACTTCCTCGACGGCGCGGCGCGGGCCGGAGCCGGGCGTGGCGATGGAGCGGGTGAGCGCCGCCTCCATGATCTGGATGGTCGTGCTGCCGTCCGGCTCCGCGCGAGTCTCGACGCGGGCGGAACTGTTGTTGATGACGTTGACCTTGTTCTCGACGCGCACGTTCGGCGAGGCGCCGGCAGGCTGCAACCGGCTCATCTGCCCAGGCGTAAGGATCGTCTCGTCCTTGCGGATGATGGCGGCCATGTCCGACGATGGCATGCGCCCGCCATGGAACTTGGGCGCATCGTCGAATGCGCTAAACGGCATCCACCGGCGGCCGCTCGGCTCGCTCGTGGTGCCGCCGCGGTGGAAAAGGCCGAAGAAGTTGCCGCCGCCGGATGCGCCGGAACCAAAGCCGCCCCCGGAGCCGGCGCCAGCGCCTGCCGTTGGGGCGCCAAGGCCACCGGCCGCCATAGAGAACAGGCCCATCAGCGCTTGCTGGATGCCGGCCTCGATGATGCTCTTGGCCATTCCATCGAGAAACGCCTCGAAGTTGTACTCGCCCTCGACCAGCATCTCGGCCATGCCGCTGGCGATACCACGGAAGGCCGTGTTCGCGATCTGTTCAATCTGCGCGTAGGTGTTCGCGGCGCTGTCCAGCCGGCGCTTGTCCGCCTCCTCCTGGGCTGCCGCGGCCTCCTCGGATGCCTTGCGCGCCTCCTCGGCGTAGGCTCGCGAGTTGAGGCCGTATGTGCGCAGCGCGTCGAGCTGCTGCATCTTCTGCGCGAACTGCTCGGCCGCCGTGGCGTTCTGTCGGTTGAGTTCGTTCGCCTTCATCTCCATCGCGACCACGCCGGCACGCTTGGCCTCCAGGGCCTCCATCGCCTTGCCCTGGTCGTAGATGGCGGCGGCAAGTTCCTTGGCCTGGGAGATCTGCTCTTCGGTGGCGCCTGGGTTGAGGCGCTCCACGGCGGTGTTGACGAAGCGGTCGCGCTCGTTGGCCGCAACGGTCATGTCGCGGATCAGGTCGTTGATGACCTCCTCGTTCTTGACGTAGGTCTCCTGCGCCTTGCGCAGGGCCTTCTCGGCAGCGGACTCCTTGGTCCCGGGCGGGTCGCGCGGGTCGCCCAGCTTGACCTTCGGCTGGTACACCTCGAAGATGCTGGGCGGCGAGACGTACGCGGTGGCCACGCCTTTCAGGCCCTGCCCGCCAGCGCCGCGGCGCGACGGGCCGGAGTAGCCGGTGACCGCGCTCTCCTCGTTGTACTGCTCAAGGGTCTGCTGGAGCCTGTTGCCGGCAGCGTTCGCCGCGTCTGGCAACCCCCCGGCGACAGCCCATAGCGCTCGCGTGCTCTCTGGAATGAGGGTCTTCAGCGCGGCCAGCTTGTCCCCGAACCAAGCGACGGCTCCTGACGCCTCCCTGACCCACATGACAACGTCGCCGAACGCGTTCTCGGCCGCCGTCGCCATCGTCTCGAAGTGCGACTCCGTCGCTGGCATCTGCTTGCCGACGACGTCGGCGAACTGGCCGATGTATCCGATCAACTCAGCGACGCGCTCGGCAACGTGCGCGAAGCCGGCGCCAATCACCTCCAGGCCGGTCTTGAAATCCGGGTTCGAGATTGCCGCTCGGACGCTGTTGACAGCCTCGACGAGAGAAGTCGTCAGGCCGGTGGAAGAGAAGATCTCGCCGGAGAGAGCCTCGTATTCCGTGCGGAGGTTTGTGACGGCCTGGCCGACCGTCGTCTTGATGCCGCTGGCCTCTTTCTGGAGCACGCCACTCTGGTGCAGCATGGACTCGGCGGCGACGCGGCCGGTGATGCGCCACTGCGAGCCAAGCTCGACCAAGGAGGAAACGGCCTGCCCCGTCGCGTCGGCGATCGCCTTCGGGACGCGATAGGTGTTCTCGAAGAGGGACTTGAGTTCGTCACCGCCGAGCACGCGCCCGAGTGCCTGCGAGAACTGGAGGAAGCCGGCCTCCGCCTGGACGGCCCCGACGCCGCTGGCGAGGATGGCGTTGGCGAGCGACTTGATGACCTGCAGGGACTGGTCAGCGTTGTAGCCCAGATCCTTCAGCGGGATGGACATCAACGTGTAGGCTTGGAGCAGCGCGCCGAGCGGCTGCCGCGTCTCGATCGCGATGTCTTTCAGCCGCTGCAGGACTTCCTGCCCGGCCTCCATCGACCCCGCGCTCATCGCAATGCGCGAGCCGGCCAACTGCCACTGGTCGGCGAGCTTGACCGTCTCCTGGGCGGCCTGGAGCGTGAAGTAGGCGCCGGCGGCAGCCTTAAGCTGCCCGAATGCCTTGGCGACAGAGTCCACCGGCATGGCCAGCGACATCATGCCCCGCGTCGCGGATTCTGCCCCCTCTTTGATGCGCGAAAACGCCCGATGCCCGGCCTCGCCGATGTTCTTCAGCTCGGCGGTGACGACCTGGCCGTTCTCGACTTGGAGCCTGAAGGCTAGCGTCTGGGCCATCAGTGCGCCCTCAGCCCGGCAAGCGCGCCGGCCTCGCACGCATCCAGCATCTCGACGACGCGCTCGTCATACCCGAGGGCGTCGGCCAGGCTCAGCGCAGCGGGAAGGATGAGGCGGGTGGCCACGAACTTGTCGCCGGCGGGCACGAACTCGAACTGGTGGACGCAGCGCGTGAGAACGTCCCACGCCTGCCGGCCGACCTCAGTCTGAGGCTCGTGCTCTCGGTAAGGGCAGAGATCGCCGTTCACCCCGGGCTTTCCTTCGGCACAGGGACTGCCGCTCGTCCGGCACCGGCTGCAGTAGGTCGGGCCTTTGCCGAAGTGCCACTCGGCGCGGGCCTTCAGTCGTTTTTTTCGGCTTCCTGAAGCGTGAGCGCCGACTGGACGATGCCCTGCACGGCCAAGAACATCCGGGGGTCGTCCAGCAGGGCCTCGATGGTGTGCGGCGCGACGACCGCAGGCTCGCCGTTGGCGTCGCCGATGCCCTCGAAGCCGCAGATCGTCTGCTGCGCCAGGTCGAGGGTCAGTGCGAAGTCCGTCTCCGGCGTCCGCTCGTCCTTCAGCCGCGCCAGCGCGCCGAGCCACATGCGCGACGTGATCGGGCGCATCTGGATGCGCGCGCCCTCCACCGGCAGATCGTGCCACTGCGGCGATGCGAGGCGGTACATCTAGACGTACTCCGCGATGTCGTTGACGAGGTAGACTTCCACCGCAGCGCCATCGCCGCCGGTGTCAGAGCCAGTACGCCAGGAGTAGGATGTGTCGATGCCGCCGGGGCCGCCGATCTCCTCGCGCGGGAGGTTGAAGAACGCGCGTGGCATCCGGCACTCGAACTTCCACTTCGACGCCGTCTCCCAGCCGTACGTCTGCACGACGGCGGTGCGCTCCTTGGCAAGCGTGCGCAGCTCAGCCGTGCTCGACAACCGGACGGTGGACTCGCCCTGGCACGACACCTTCGTCGGCGTGGCTTCCTCCATCCGGGACCCGCCGACCAGATAGAGCGGCTCCATGTTGTTCGAGAAGTTCAGCGTGCCGCCCATGAGGCCGCCGATCTCAGTGCCGTCGACTAGGATGTAGGCGTCGCGCTGGATGAAGTACTCGTCGGCGATGACGTCAGGGTCGCTGTCGAGGCTAACCGTGGAATAGGTCTCCTCGCCGGCCATAGTCGACAGCGTGATGTCCGGCGTGCCTTCCTGCTGGATCTGCATTTCCAGCGTGTTCATGTAGCACTTGGAGTAGCGCTTGTAGTACGGGGTCTCAGCGCCCGGGAAGCCGACCTGCAAAGCCAAGGTCGGCAGGCTGTCGCCGCCCGACAGGAACTTGTGCTGGTAGCCGCCGCCGAGCAGCGTGGCAGCCGAGCGGGTCGCGCCCGAAGTGGCGGAGGCTGCCAGGGTGTAGGTGTTGCCGCCGACGCCAGCCGTGTCGAACTCGACCTCAAGGCGGTTGAGGGTCGTGTTCGCTGTGAACGTGCACTTGCCGATCTCGGCGTTGGCCACGGTATTGGTGTTCAGATCGAGGGCCAGCGCAGTCAGCGTCGCGTCCAGATCCAGGCCAATGTCGGTCTGCGCGCCGGTGGCGCCGCTGGTCTTGAGCGTCCACGCGAAGCCGTTGAAGGTGAGCGTCGCGTTGTTGGCGGGCTGNNTGAGCCACAGGCCCATGCCGCGCGCGCTTGCCGGGATGACGATGTTGCCGTTGACCGTCTCGTTGGAGGCCAGGATCGGGTCGCCGGGGTTGCGGCCTCGGCCCAGAATGTCCCGATCGCTGAACGGGTTGTCGGCGCCCAGCGTCGTGCTCATGAAATCGAGGTAGCGGTAGTTCCCGGCGGCGGGGAAGGTCCCCGGCGTCGTCTCCAGGGCGCCGATGAACTTCGCGTCAGCGCCTGAGAGATACTTCTTCGCCATCTATGCTGCCCTCGGCACCGTGTATTCGAC